AGGATATATGCTAGGAGACTGAATGGCGTTTGATATCGCAACAACGCTCCACGCTATGGAAACGTATGTCCAGAAGACGGGTCTGTTCCAGACCGTCCAGATTGGTGAACCCAAGTCACCAGTCGGGCAAGGTTTCCATGCGGCAATATTTATGAACAGCGTGTCGATTACTATGGTATATGCGGGCGGAGATACCAGGGAAAACCACATTGTGACGCTCAGGGTATACAGGGATATGCTTGCAGAAAATACCGACCCGCAATTGAATCTGGAATCGGAGGTTGCCGTTGTCCTGTCCAAGCTAATGGAGGGATTGCTTGGCGATACCGACCTTGAGTCCACCGTGATGACTATTGACGCAGCGGGAATGGATGGCGGGAACATGGCGGCTTCCTTCGGATATACCGACGTTGGTGGAAGCATGTACAGGGTGGCAGATATTACGGTGCCATTAATAGTCAATGGCTCCGCAACTCTAGCAGGAACAGGAGTATAGGATGGCAAAACAAGCGGGATTAGGAGATGCGTTTTATATTGGCGGTTACAACTTGTCTGGCGATGTTTCATCCGTCGATACAGTTTCAGCACGAAGGGCGACAATAGATACACCAGTGCTAGAAAAGTCTGCGATGGTACGGCTCCCAGGAATGGCTGATGGCGAGATAAGTTTTACATCGTGGTTTGACGACGGAACGGACTTATCTCATACAGCCTTGAAATCACTGGCCACGACTGATAATGAAGTTTTGTATTGCAGAGGTATTGCAGCAGACTCTCCGGCGGCGATGCTAGTGGCAAAACAGATTAATTATGATTTTACACGAGCAACGGACAAGGCTCTTTCGGCATCTATTCAATGCCTGAGTAATGGTACCACCCTTGAATGGGGTGTATTACTTCAGGCAGAAGCCACTCACTCCAGTGCGACAAGTTCTTCAAGCAAGGACGATTCAGCAAGCACTTCAAACGGCCTGGCAGCAGTATTGCAGATCGTTTCTATCAGTAGTGGAACTCCCACGTTCAAAATAATGGACAGCGCAAACAACAGCGACTGGGCTGATCTCGTATCCTTTACTGCGGTTGCTAATGGCAACGAGCCTGCGTCGGAGCGTGTGTCGGTCACTGGTACGGTCAACCGATATCTTCGGGTGACCAGTACGGGAACATTCAGCAATGCCAAGTTCATTATTGCTTACAGAAGGGGAACGGCTGAAGATGATCCGGCATACTAATTATCAGACTACTTGGACTCGTGATGCTCATTTCAGGATTGCAACCTGTAAAGAAATGGAGTGCGCACATTATACAAAAGGATGGATAACAAAGGCTCCAATTGGTAGCCCAGAGGATGATTATATCAAGAGCGATAAATCCAGAAAGTGGATCGCAGTAAAAGTAGACAAGGCCGAGATTCATTACTTTTTCGAAGCGGGACAGAAGTGTTTCCGGCTGCATCGGGTAAAGGTTGAAAAGGCTCCATTCTTCACGGTGGATCAACCCGGCAGGCAAACCGCCAGGTTAGTTCGGGCCAATATGGATTTCGATGAATGGACAGATAGGTTCAACGAACAATCATACAGAAGCACAAGGAGGTAGAAAATGGCTAAAGAAGCACCAACGGTAGCGGTATCGGTAGACGAAAGTGGCGGAGCTTTACGCAACATATCCAACGACATAACGAACTGCGATTGGGCGATTCCACGAGGAGTACAGGACGTAACAGGAATAGACAAAACAGCGATCGAACGTGTGCTATTACTTGCGGATTTCTCTGTCACTATGAACGGGGTTTTCAACGACGTTGCCGATCTAAGTCACATAGTATTCAAGACCATCGGAAGCACCTCTGAAGGGCGAACGATGAGCATTGTGACCAGTGGGCAAACCCTAACGATTGGCGACGTATTGTTGACGGATTATGCGTTGACCAGAAGTACGGATGGTTCGTTGACCTGGACTGTACCTGGCGTCCTAGAGGATGGATCGGTTCCAACTTGGTCATAATAAATAACTTTATAAGGGGAGACTATGGTAACGACGCAAAAGGTAAAAGGGTTCAAGATTCCCAAGCGAACGGCGACCCTGATTCTTCACGGTGATTACGACGGGGCCGAGGTAGTCGTTCGCCTGGATGTTCCGGTTGGCACATTCCTGGAGATTCAGGATCTTGTTGCGCAGGAAAAGCAATTGCACGTATTCCAGGTTTTCGGGGATTCTATCCTCGACACCTGGAATCTGCGGGATGATAACGATCATGCAATTCCTGCGAATGGCGCAGGGATGCACAAGATACCGATCGACCTGGCGAATATAATAATGACCGAATGGTCGGGAGCCGTGACCGAGCCGCCTGTCCCTTTAGACTAGAGTTGGAGCGGTGGCGGGCCGTTGGTGGTGGTATTGATAGTGACGGCAATGTAGTATCCGAACCTTGGGAACTTGTGAAGGCTCGAATGATTGACAATCTGTGCCAGAGGTACGGGTGTCTTCCTTCAGCATTACTGGCGGAAGATATAGACCGCATTATTCGTATGCACAGCATCTTAGCACTGGCAGGAGATGAACAAGGTTCATCTGGGAACGCACCAGGCAACAACATGGAGCAAAGCCTGGCAAATATGAGCATGGGGCAGTAGATGGCAAACGAAGTAATCATCAACGTAAATTCCAATACTAAGGGCGCACAACAAGGGCTTTCAAATATGAATAAATCCCTGAAGAAATTCGGGGATAACGCCCGCAAGGCAGGGATGGCGTTCGCCGCTGTTGGGGCTATTGGGGTTGTGGCAATCAAGGGGTTTCTGGATGCCGCCCTGGAGCAACAGAGAAGCACCCAATTGCTTGCGAGCAGCATCGAGAACCTTGGTATATCCTACGACTCAGTTCGGCACGATATAGAGAAAACAACAGCCGCCCTGCAAGCCAAAACCAACTTCGGCGATGAAGAACAAATGAGGGCATTGGCACTTATGATTCCAATGCTCGGAAGCGTCGACCAGGCAATGGCGGCATTGCCCGCTGTCATGGATGCCGCTTCGCTCAAGGGCGTATCTCTTAGCACTGTAGCGGGAACTTTGACCAGGGCTTTATCGGGTCAGGTAAACACCGCCATAACTCTGGGGATGAGCTTCGACGAAACCGCAACCTTCGGGGAACGCCTGGAGCAAGTCCTGGACGCCATAGCCGGTGCAGCAGAGGCAAGCGCAAACCCATTAACTCAACTCAACAACGATATCGGAGATCTCAAGGAAAAGATGGGGTTCGCCCTGTTGCCAATCATGGATCCCGTCATCCAGAAGATGCGTGATTGGACACTTGAGTTGCAGGGGGTCGACGAGCAAACCCTGCAAACAACTGCGAAGGTTGTGGCAATAGCAACAGCCATTGGGGTTGTCGGTGGGGCGTTCTTATTATTCGTTGCCCTTATTCCTGCAATAGTGGCGGGATTCCTCGCACTTGGTGTATCGGCGGCGGCACTTGCAGGCGCAACGGGTATCGGTTTGATTCTGGTGGCGGTGGCAGGATTGGCCCTCGCATGGAACACCAACTTCATGAGTATCCAGGATAAGACCGAATTTGTCATGGATAAGCTCGGAATTGAGTTCGACGATCTTCTCAAGTATATGGGGCCAGGGGGGGCACTTATATCGGCAATCAAGAACCTGGACAAAGAATGGGATTTACTTGGCAAGGGTAAGGGGATCGGTGGTTGGATTGCGGATAACTTCACTATGGAACATGTGAAAAGAGCATTGGATCCTATAATCGACAATGTGAAAGAGCTTGGCGAAGAGTTCGCCGATGCAGGGAAAGAGATAGTTACCTTCGAACATAATATGGGCATCCATATGTCAGCGGTAGCCAATGATATCGGCAAGGTCGAACAAGCCGCCCACCGAGCGGCTAGGGCGATTGCGGGTATGTTTGAAGGGGTAAGGGAAAAGCCCGCATGGTTATTCGGTGGCCCTGGGATGTCTTTCGATTACAGTACGGGTCATTTCGTGCCA